CAAGAAAACGACTTCTATGTAATTACAGCAACAACAACAACCTTTAACGGAGAAACTCAAAGAAGCTATACGGAGCAAGAAATAACTCTAAATGGTTTTAACTTCTTTACAAAAGAATTAGAAAATGACTTCACAGAAGTATATAATAACTATTTAGTAAGCAAAGGTTATGAATTAACTATTGATGATATAAAAGAACTTGGAGAACTTCATAGTGAGTTTAGTAATGCTACTATCTTATCATTTACAGATGAAGAAGACAATAAGCATTATATAACTGTAAACCAAAGAAATCAACTATCTAAAATCACGGTTAAACTAAGTGACAAAGAAGTTCAAACTAAATCAACAATAGAAAGTGCATTTGCATAAGTGGAAAGGGTGCAAGCCCTTGACACTTTGCAAGTAAATATATAAAAGGTAAATCAATGAAAAGAAGATATATACCACCATAAAACAAGAAAAAAGATAATATAAATATATAAAAAACACTATTCTAAAAAAAATTTTCGGCTACCGCCACGAATTAATTGCGTAAAAAAATAAAGTGTTTTTTATATATTTATTGTGGAAAGTTATATAACTTGCAATGAACGAAATTATTTTAAGGATATATTATGAACAAATTGATTAGTAAAGAATTATTGAGTTTAGTTTTAGATACAAAAATTGAAAAATTCAAAATAGTAGAAGAAGATAATATGATGTATTTTGGATACACGTCATTAAACCTAGACACTCTAGGTCGTTTATGTAAAGAGTGGGCATTAAAAGAGGGGTATTGTTTAGTATCTAGTATTCATGATAATAATAATTATGAATCAAAATATTGTATTTGTGAAATAATGAAACCTGTTTATGGAAGTTCTAGCTTATATTTTCCCCAAGAAAATACAATAGGCTCAGATACAGAACCCGAAGCAATCTTCAAAGCTTGTCAATGGATATTAGAAAAGGAAGCTAAATGAAATACAGAATCAGATTCAACAAACAAGATAACCTCTACTATTTCGAGGGTAAATTTCTTTGGTCGAAATGGAAGGCTATTCATACAGATTCAGACAGAGGATTGATAGTTGTGAGAGCGCAAGCTTACTTATACGCTAAAGCTCGAGTAGCTGATTATAGAGGAAATAAAAAATGGCAAAGCAAAAACAAAAAAAAGAAGATAGCGAAAAAGCAATGATTCCTGTATCACATGGAACGCGTAAAAAACTTATACAGATGAAACTTGACCTTGTGGATGGTGGAACTTACGAGGACTTGATGTTGAAACTTATTGATGAGAAGGGGTATTAAGATGACTATTTTTGAAGGATTTTTGAGTGGTTTATCTCTCATTGGGCTTCCGCTTATTGGTGTGTGGCTTGGGCATTACTTAGCTGATGTAGTAGCTAAGATAATTTATAAAAGCTAATAGCTAACCACCCCTTAAGCGGTGGTTTGACTATTCTGTATATCCTCAGCTATCTTTTTAGCCATTAAGTCTTTATTCTTCTCGTTATTCTCTTCACCTTTTAAAACATCCGCTTCATTAGCTTCAATCTCTAAAGTTTCAAGTTTTATTTGCTCTTGTGCTAGTTTGATTTCATCTTGTGCAACTTTAAGTTCAGCTTGTTGAGTTTTAAATTGTTCTTGCTGTGTTTTAAGTGCTTGCTCTTGTTGGATTAACTCTTGTTGTTTTGCCATTAGTTCAGCGTTTGGATCAGCTTGTGGTTCTGGGCTATTTTTCGCAATTTCTTCTTGTTCTTCTGGTGACAATAGGTTTTGTGGAAGAGTTTTCTTTAATCTCATAGCAATAGCATCTGCGTTGTTGAAGTCCATGTTTTCAGCGATTAAATCTGCTGCAACTTGACTCACTTGTGGAACTGCCGTTGCGAATTGCATCATAGCATCCGCTGTTTCTATGCGTTTAGTTGCGTAACTTGCCCCTGTTGTGATTGCAACATCATACTTCCCTGCTGCTAAATCATGGATAACTACATCTTTGCCCGACTCTTCATCTGTGACCACTTTGTTAATCTCTACAAAATCGCCCGTGCCATCAGGGTTTTTAATTCTTAATATGCGTTCAGTATCATAAATCTTAGGAATAAGCTCTACACATAAAATCCCGATTCTTCTCATAGCATTAGCTAAATTATCCACAAACTCAAAAGTTCCTGTATCTGATTCTTGCTGTCTTGCTAGAATTGCTCTACCGCTTGTTTCATTTCCTTGCTTACCTATTGAAGCGTCATATATTCCTATAGATGACTGGATAGAGTTTTGCATATTTTGAGCCATGTTCATTTCAGCGATTGGCATTGCAGGTGGTGCTTCTCTTTGTGGCTTTTGAAAACCTTTATTATATGTGAGAACTGCAAAGTTCTTAACATTTGCCTCTTTCCACATCATTTCATGACCTTCAATTGCTTCGGCTTCTGCGATATATGGTGCTTTTGGTGCAAGGGATATTCTCTCCGTTGCTGCACTTTGCCAATAGTTTAACATTCTTTGAGGGTCTTTAGCGTGAGTGATTAGCCCTTGATAAGTCTTCTTCCCTCTGATATTTACTTCACGACCTAATACAGGAACGATAGGGATTGTAGATGTAGGGAACTCTCTATCTTTTTCAAGGACTGAATTTGCTGTAATTTTCGACCATATTACTTTATATGTGTCAATTTTTCTTTCTCTTTCAACTGTGATGCCCTGGTCTTCTAGTTCATCTAAAACATCTCTAACTTCATCTTGATAAACAGTTTCGCCACTGCTTAAAAGCAATAGAGTTCTTTTTGTCGGCTCTCTTCTAAAATATTCTGTTACTGTAACAGTTTTATCAGTTTCCCACCAAGTGAACTCTGAATTATCCGTGCCTAAATCTCCAACAGATGCATCCGGATATCTTATTGCAAATTCTTCTCTTGCCATTTTCTCAAATACAAAACAGTAATTTGCATCGCTATAATCTGCTTCTTTTGCCGATGGATCCATAAGAACTGACCAACGATTAGGAATAGCAGCTATTTTAACATCTAAATCAAAGCTGTCTTGTCTTGAATAGTCTGTTAGAACTCTAAGCCATCCTAAGCCACCAAGACCATGACGAAACGCTGTCTTGAATTGCTGGGGTGCATTTGAAACAGATTGAATATTTCTTATAATTCCTTCATATACCTTTGATACTGAAACATCTTGACCGCCAACTGTTTGCATTGTTGGTTCTTTGGAGTTCGATTCAACAGGAGAAACTTTTATTTCTTGGACTTGCTTCTTTTGTGCGCCTGCAACTCTTGAAACGTATTGCTGTAGCTGATTAACAACTAGAGAAACTTTACCCTCTTTATCTCTTTGCTGCAAATCTTCTGCGTTCCATTGCTCGCCACTAATGAAAAGTTCATCATCTTCTGCATTTTCAAAAGTTTCTTTCCAATTAAGATTAGCTGTTTCTACTCTTTTTTTTGCTTCTTTTAAAACTTCTGCATCTGAATTGCCTTCTCTTGTCTGAACGGGCTTATCTGCGATTGATTCTATTTCCATGATGTTTTCCTTGTGAGGCTTCTTTGTGAAAGTATATCATATTCTATTAATAAGCTATCTATTCGCCTCATAAAAAGCCTTTGCGAAGCCCTGTGAACACATTGATCTTATATCCATATCAGTTTTTATATGCTCTCTCGCAAATTCAAACTCATGAATTAAATTAATAGCACTCTTGTGCAAGTATGCTAAACAAGGTTTATTTCTATCTTTTCGTTTCCATAGTGCATCTATTTTATTTGGAACATCATCCCATTTTTTATATAATGGTTTAGGCATATTGAAGTTACCCCATAGAGCAGTTTGCTTAGTCCAAGGGCTTCCATAGTGCCAAGGCTGATATACAGCATTTGGTTTTCCTAATTTATCTTTTAGTCTGCCTTTTGCTGGATTTTCAATAACCCAGAATTTAGGATTACATTCTTTTATAACTCTTAAGCATTCATCAACTAAAAACATACTGTCACACGCTAAAGGTTTTTTATCAAAACCATGTATTGTCGTATATCCTCTGCATACAGGATTTCCAAAAACTCCATAAACATTTTTAGGTGGATGATAGTTTTCAACTCCTATATCTTTACCGACTAATATTACTTCATAATCATCATCAAGTTGATAAGGTCTAGTATCGCTTCCAACGTCTGCACATAAATGTATTATTATTTTTTTCATTTGATTTATTCCTTAATCGTGAAAGATTCTTAATCATTTTAAAGTGAGGGACTCATGACTTTCCCTCTATACGATTAAGTATGTTGTATTATATCATATTTATCTACCCATCCAACCGCCACCGCCTTGATGGTGCATTGAAGAGTTGTTTAGTTTTTTATATACAGATGGTAGTGCCAATGCTAAGTATCTGAAAGAATCCGCATAATCAGAAGCCCAGTCATGCTTAGGACTATTTTTATAACGATTCATTTTTTCATCAAATTCTTTCTGATAAGCTCGCATTGCTCTTATCCCCTCTTTACACCTTTTCATATCAATAAAACAATGGTCCAATAAATCTCTTACCGCATCTATCCCATCGTCTATTGATACATTTGGCGCCATGTCTACTTTCCAATCAAGTGATTCTAGTTTCTCATACCTAGTCATTAAAGTATCGCTGGTCATACTTCTAACACTTGCGTCATGAGGTACTATTAATTTTTCAATGTTTAGACTAAATTCTTTTTCTAGCTTCCTTAAATAATCAGAATAAAATTTTAACGGTTGCCCTTTATCCGCAAAGCAATCTACAATTCTTACTTCTCTTCCAAATAGTTGAAAAGTCCATAACACCATACTATCCCCTATCCCTAAATCAAAAACTGTGAATGTTCTTAATGCTGGTTCTATTGGTACGATTGTAATTCGCCCTTGTTTTTTCATCCTGCTTATTCTAGATGCATAGTATTGATTCTCTGTGTCTATGTCCTCCCATGAACCTACATACCACTTTGCTCTTAAGTCTGGTGGTAAGTTTTTAAGGAATTGAACATATTGAGGGTCAGCGTCTGCTAAGTGCCTATTATCTTCAATATTCGCAGGAACGAAAAGCCTTGTAAGTCCACCCTCTTCAAACTTTTTACCGTTCTCTTGGTCTTCGTCTGTAATTTTCCAATATTCTTTAACCCATTCGTGACCTGCTCCTCCAGGATTTGTTGTTGCTAGAAATTGAGGAGTTAGTCCTGGGATAGTTGATCTTAAAGAACCCATTAGTTTTTCAAAAAGTTCTTGTGTTGGAATGTGTGTAAGTTCTTCTATTAGTATCTTTTGGTATTCGTGACCTTGGTATGCTGTGTAAGCGTCTTCGGTTCCTAGATGACCCGTATATATAATCGCACCACTAGGGAAAGTAAACTTTGCAGGGTTTCCCGTTTTCTTTGCTCCGTACTTACTCCATACTTGGTTAGCTCTGTCTACAAAGTCAGTAAGGTCTTTCGCGTTTCGTCTGATCACTAACCCGCGAAACTTCTCAATATGAATATCATACAAAAACCATCTTATCGCTGCATCTGTTTTTCCTCCACCTCTTGAACCACCAAAGAGAATGTATGAAGCTGTTGAAGATAGCATTGTGGTTTGCTTATTTGTTGGGGTCCACGTTGTTACGTCTTTGCCAGAGTCGAAATATTTGCGGGATACTTCTTCGAAAGCTTCAAACTGTAAAGCACTCACTAATTATCCTTATCTTTTGCAGGCAACATTGTTATATGTCCGGCAAGAACAATCTCTTGTTTATCTATAAACAATCCTAAGTGCTTCCCTAATAATTCAAGTGCTTTTTCTTTGGAGTATCTTCTGTATTCTTCTATTGTTTTTTCTTCTGGATTTTCTTTGCTTCCTATTTGCACACTTGTGACTTTAAATGAAGAGATTGATGCAGCGGCATTATCACTTAACTCTTGTGGTTCTAATAGTCTTCCTGTGTTATCATATATTTCTCTTATGTCTGAGAAGGCAATCTTTCCTAACTCTTTAATAACCATATCACCAGTAATCTTTGTTCTTTCTTCTCTTCCCTTTATGTATTCTTGGATAAATTCTTGAACCTTTACATGAGTTAACAATCGGCTTGCTTGTGATGAAGCTGTCTTTTCGCTATATCCTGCTTTTATTGCTGCCTCTGTTCCATTAAATTTTATTATGTATTCTTGTGCGAAAGTGCGGTATTGTTTCTCTTGCTTTTGGGTTAGCTTCTTTTCTCCACTCATAATTAATTCCTATTATTGATTAATCGTATCCCTTATTGTAGCATATGTTTCATTATGGGCTACTTTGGCATTTGTAGCCCTGTTTTACGAGGTTTGACTTTTTAATGTTTTCGCCATTTTAATAAGAGCCTCTAAAGTCATTTTATGCTCAGGATTCTCTATCGTTGCTTTTAAAGCATTTATTCCAAATGCCACCGCTTCAACGTTTCCGCTAATATATCCTTTAGTTGCGTCTATCCTGTCTATTGTCCTTGAACAAAACTTTTCTTTTTCGTCCACTAGCTCAAGACCGCTATAGGTGCATCTTTTTTTATTCATCAATCTCTTAAACTCTGTAAAAGAAAGCTCAAAGCTATGCCCTGCTCTTTTGGCGTTTTGGTTTTTTTGAAGATACTTTTTAGCTATTGTTAAATCCTTCATTTTTGCCCTTTCCGATTTCTGTTTTTGCCTTTGTATGGTTTCTTTACTATTGTTCTAGTCTTTTTTAGGTACCTATTCATTTCTCTACCTTCTCGAACTCATAAGGCTTAAATTGTTCATCACAATTAGGACATTCTACATAATCAATATTTCCGTTAAATTTTGCTCTACATACTGCTACAATAATATCCATTTCATACTCTAGGAGTTCTTTATAGGTATCATTTGCAATAACAAAACCATGTATATCATAAAGCACGCCATCTACGCAAGTTACTACGTGGTCATCATTTTCGCTATACCACGCTGTTGCTTGTGGGTAAACCTCTTTTAGTATTTCATAGAATTTATAGCAACTTCCTTTAGTAAAAACTGTTATTGAACCCACAAAAGATTCTCTTATTGTCTCAATGAATAGTTCAACTTTATTCATGATTCACTCTTTCAAACTCATTATCTTTTTTTGAGAACCATTTATGCATCCATAAACCTGTTTCTGTTAAATATTCTCTTCCTAAGATTTCATTAGTTTCTTCATCCCATACTATAAACTCTTTCATAATTCATCCCTTATAAATTCACTAAAACTATATTCAAAACCATAATCATTTACGATTAGATTAAAACTACTTTCTGATTCTTCACTATCATCTAAGATGTTTTCTGTTAGTTCTTCCATCATCTTTGTAAATTGTTCTTCGCTACTTAACAATCTTGCTTCATGTAGTGCTAAAGCTGCTAAATTTCCATCCATCTTTTAACCTCTCTCTACTATATAATTTACTATATCTCTTACTGTTGCCCAACTCTTAACTTCCGAGAAAGGTATACCCTCTAAGTCGAACTCTTTTAAAAGAGTGTTTGCGAAGTCCGATACGTCAGAAGCGTTTAGTGCAAAATCTTGCTCTAGTCTATGGCTTCTTTTAATTTTTTCTGGCTCGATCCATGCAAACTCTCTTCTAAGCAATTTTATAACTTTGTTTTTGATATCTTCCTCTTCCTCCATGCCGATTCCATATTTCTTTCTTATATGTTGAGCTAACTCTACTTTTTCGCTTGGTTCTAGTTGGTTGATTAATTTTTTTAGTGTTTTAGTCATTTCATCTTTCCTTGTGCTATTAAATATGTCATATATTTATGAACTTTATTAATGATATAATGAATTGATACACCATACTCTTTTTGTATCCAAATAATACTCATTCCTTTGGTGACCATTTCGTGATATAAAACTTTGCCTGTCTTGGTGTTCATCTACTCTCCCTTAAATAATACTTAGTTAGCCCATACAAATATGGGCTTATAAATATTAGCCGTCGCCGTAGCCGTAGCCGTCGCCGTCGCCGTCGCC